ACCTGCTCTTAAATCTTCTGGAATTGCTAAGTACATATTTTGGAAGTTAGCCAATACATTACTAATAGTCATAGTAGTTGCATTGTTTGTGTTTCCATCAATAGTAGAACCGTCAGCGAAGGCAGTTTTTAGGAGGCCATCATATTTATTTAAATTTGCATTACCACTCAAAACGTCGCCTTGAAAATCTGCAATAGATAATTGACGCTTAACTAAGTTAAGTTTCTTTGTCATCCATGCTGCTGCAATTTCTTGAGGTACATCTTCTTCTCCTGCGTTACCTTGTCTTACTAATTGCTCTGCCCAAAATCCGTTAAGAGATTTAGTACAAAAGTCTTCCATTACTGCAATAGCAGCTACTGCTAAAGTCTTTTCAGTTAATGGAGTCGATCCACTAGCGTTATAAGAACAAGCATCCGTTTGGAAGGTTGCGTTAGTTGATAAATAGTGTACTCTTTTAGAATCTTTAATTCCTGGTACGATTCTAACGTCTGCCGCTAAACCGCTTTCTGCTTGAAGTTGAAATAACAACTCCAAATCATTCTCGTCTACGTATGCAGTTAATCCTGCCGTTGAGACGTCAAATTTATAATCACTCATGATTTATTTTTTTTGTCTTGTAAAAATGTTTACGCTCTCACCTTTTTTAAGTGCATCTAAAGGGTTCTTCTTTTTTTGAACTGGTTCTTTAGAAGGCTCTGCTAATAGCGTTTCAAATGTTTCTTTAGTAAATTGTTTAAGTTCATTAAAGAGTGTTACTAACTCTTCATGATTTTCTTGAAGAAATTTTACCGTTTTCTTCTCAGTTTCTAACTCAGTGTTTACTTTGTTAAAAGCTTCTTCTGTTACAAATTGTTTCTCTGTAACTATACTTTCAATAAGACGTTTTACTTTGTCTGGTTGGTTAGGCTCATCTGTAGCTAATTCTTCTTCTTCCATTGAAGCGTCTTTAATTTCTGCTACTACACCTTCCTCTGCAACAACAATTACTCTACCGTCTTGTAGTTCATATTCTCCAACTGGAGCAGCAACGGGAGTGCCGTCTTCTGAACTTAAAACAATAGCAGAACCTACCTCTACGGATGGTTCAATCGTAACCTCTGTTACACCGTCTACTAATAAAACAGTCTCGAAAGTTTCTTTTTTATCCTCAGTCTTTTCTACTACGTCTGCTTCAATTTCATTCACAGCGAAGAAGTCTCTAACTTTGTCTAAAAGGTTTTTGTTATCTTCCATTATTTATTTATTTAGTTTATAAACGTTTACTTGTTTATTGTGTTAATTTCTTCTTGAAGTTGTTTAAGGAAAGCGTCTATGTTAACCTTTCTAAATGCTTCTTCTATAAATCTATTCTCTATGCTAAAGCCGTTTATCTCACCTCTTAAAGCTCTCTGATAAATCTCATCATTGTCACATTTAACAATTCCAAACCAAGATCCGTCTGCTTCTGTTTTAAATCCTTTAGGTGCTTTTATCTCCATTTCAGAATCTAGTTGCCAATGATTAAGAACATAAACACCCTCAGATAGTTCTCCCGTTCTATGGTCTTCGTTCATGTTTTGATTTAAACCGTTTTTAGAAAAGTTCCTTACTATAGCGTCTATTGATTCTCTAGGAAAGATTACTTCATAAGCTCCTCTCTGTTGGTCAAATCTTGGTATCTTCATGTCAGCTATCATAAAGTAACCCATTAGAATCTTTTTAGATTTGTCTACTTCTTTAAATTGGAAACCTTTAGAGAATACTTGCCAATCTGATTCGATTGCAGGCTCGTCTACAAGAGCTATCTGGAACTCTATTTGTTCCTCATCTGGTAATACTAGTTTAATTAATTCCATACTTTATAAACGATTATTAAAATTAATTGTTAACTTAGATGAATACTAACGCATTGTATAAGGTGCGTTTTAATGCACTTTATACGGTGTTATTTAACGTTTTTTTTAAAAGGCCATTATTTTTGATAAAAAATAAAATATAGATTATGAGTAATATAAAGATAACAAATGAAGATAATATGGAATTAATGAAAAGGTACAAAGATAATTATTTTGACCTTGCAATAGTTGACCCTCCTTACGGGATAGATTTAGGGAATAATTCTGATTATTTTGCATACAAAGGTGGCGGAAGAGGCAAAAAAGGATTGGTAAACAAGAAAAAAGACTGGGATAAAGAAAGGCCAAGCAAAGATTATTGGAAAGAATTATTTAGAGTTTCTAAAAACCAAATTGTTTGGGGTGGAAATTTTTTTACAGATGTTTTGCCTTTAAGTAGAGGGTGGATTTGTTGGGATAAAAAACAGCCGGAAAGTAATTCTTTTTCTGATTTTGATTTAGCTTGGACTTCTTTTGACTGTATAAATAGAACATTTAGAATGTACCCTACTCACGTAACGCAAGGTCCTAAAACACACCCAAGCCAAAAACCTATAAATTTATATGATTTTTGTTTAAAGCATTACGCAAAAGAAAATGATAAAATTTTAGACACGCATTTAGGAAGCGGAACAATAGCGATTGCAGTTGATAAAATTAACAAAATAGATGGTTTAAATATAAGTTTAACTGCTTGTGAATTAGATAAAGACTACTATGAAAAAGCTGTTTTTAGAGTAGGTAAAGAAACAAAACAGCAATCTATTTTTCAAGCGTAATTATTGGCACGTATGAGTGGTGGCTTTTTAAAAACAATGTTATATAACTCAATAGTAAAGAGCGTTTCAATGCGCTTTACAATCTGTTAGTATTCGTTATCCGAAAGTGCTTTGAGCTTCAATCACAGCTACACTATTAATACCCTCTGTTATACTTTCAACTACTACTACCTGTTGTGGTTCGTCATTTAATAAAGTACTTCCATTTTCAACACTCCTTAAGTCTGGTGTATTTTGTACACCGTCACTACCTTCTAAACTTGCTGCGGAAGTGTCTACACTTGGTATCTCTACCGCTTCTCCTAATATCTGTGAAGCTTGCATAACACCACTAAGAACGGCAGCAACACCCGAACCTATAGCAACTAAGTTTCCTGGAAACGGAACACCTGCACCTGCTGCTATTGCACCACTAACACCTCTTGCTGTATCTGCTGCTATCTGAGCAACTGCAAAAGCTTTGTTTATTTTATCTTGTCTTTGAAGTCTTTTAACTTCTGCTGCTGTTAGTTTCTCACCTCTTGCTACTTTCTCCTGTGCTAGTTTTAAATCCTTTTGGGATTGTTTCTTAGCAAAGGCTTGAGCGACATTAAATAAATCTTCTGCACTTTGTTTGGCTAAGTCTATGGTTTTTTGTTTTCGCTCGTCTATCTGGTCTGAACCTTTAATGGCGAGTGCTACTAAATCATTAGCATGACCTTCTTGCCGTTCTTTGTTTTCTTCTGCAAACTTCTCTCTAATCTCTAGAAGTTCTTCATCTCTTGCTTGTTCTAATAATGTTACGTCTTCTTTATTTTGTCTGGCAAGTTCGATAATAGTAAAGTACTTATCTCTTACTGCGTTCTCCTCTCTAGTTTGGTTGTCAAGCTTCTTATCTAAAAAAGCGTTCTCTAGCTTTTCCATTTCTGCTAGATAGTCTTCGGTTTCTGTTATTATTTCTTCATTCGTTTCTTCAACACCGCTTAGCCTAAAGTTTTGTAACTTAGCTTGGTTTAATACTATTTGTTGGTCGGCTTTCTTTTGTAAGTCAGTAGCTTCATTTAATAGTAAATCAAGATCAATACCCTGCCCTCTCATTTGAGCCTTGAAGTCTTCTCTACTCTTCCCGCTTAATATATGTAAGTCTTCATAGTACTTTGTCCATGAAGCTATCTGTTCATCTATTAGTCTTGCCTGTTCTTGACTAAATTGTACTTCGTTTTGTAGTTTCTCTTCTGTTAATGCTCTTGAAGATTTACCTAATAACTCATTAACTTCAATTTGAAAGTCAAAATCTGCTATTTGTTTATTATGTAGTTTGTTAAGTTCTTGTTGTTCCTTCTTTAATGATGCTAGTCTTTCAGCGTTTGCTTTGGCTATCTCTTTCATTTGAGCCATCTTCTTCTTATGGGCTTTTTCTTCAGCCATTGAAGTAGTCTGTATAGCGTCAGTCCATCCAGTAAAGAACTCTATTATACCATTGAACACTCCGAAGATAGCATCTCTAGTAGCAACTAAGAAGCCTGTGAACTCATCCCATTTAGTAATTAAGAATCCTATACCTACACCTATTGCAGTTATAATAGCAACTAATAAGAATATAGGAGAAGCTTTTAATACGTTGTTAAATAACTTGAACGCACTAGAGAAACCTTCTATAGCTCCTTTGAACGCCATTGATACACCTAAAGCGGTTTGAATATTAGCCGCTATCTTTTCCATCTCATCAGATTCACCACCTAATAAAACAAAAGCTGCGGTAACATCACCAACTGCACCAGCCACCGAACCAATCTCAGAAGCAATCTGCTCATTATCTAGAGATTCAAAGCCAAGTTCTAAATTTTTAACTTGTCTCCCAGTTTGAGCCAACTCAGTATTTAATTCCTTATACCGCTTTGAACCTATCTCTGTCTGTTCGAGTTCTTCGTTTAACTTCTCAAACTGCTGCTTTAACCCTCCTAAAGTGTTTGCTGCACCACCTGAGTCAATATCAATCTTTAACTTTACTTCTTCTGCCATTACATTAATGCTTTTAATTTACTGTATAAATCTGTATTGCTTGTAGGTGCAACCGTTTCTACTTTGTCAATTATTAAATAAGTTTTAGTAGACGTATAGACTAAATACCAAATTGATTCAGATACCATTGTGACTGCTACATGGTCGCTAAACAATTCAACTTTTCTTATGTCTGCTTGTTTATATCTTGTGTCATAAGGCATATCATTACCATCTCCGTAATCTCCGAAGTCTACATCTATATTAGTTCCGCTTGTTGTTATTTCTATGTTTGCCATATTATGTAGTTACTAAAAATGCGTCAAAAGCTCCTATCACTTTGCAGTTATTTGAGTTTGTTGTTACTTGAATCTTTACAATACATGGCCCGTCAAACTTCTTAGGCGTGTTTCTGTAGTCATGATTCCAAGGATTCTGCCCTTCTACTAGTAAGAAATTTTCTTTATTAGTCCACGCTGTATTATCTGAAACGTTTGTGTTTGGGTCACGCATCATTAATACCTCTGCATCACCTCTTTGACTTGTCCCTGTACCTTTTACTATTTCAGCAAAGAACTTATTAACTCTAAGTTTCTGAATAGAAGGTACGCCATATATCAATTGTTGGGTTTGGTTATTACCTGCTAAAATTGCGCTTGTCACAGTTCCGTCTGTGTCTGCTGTTGCTGTAATATCTCCTGCATTTAAACCGTTAGCACCCCAAGTCAAAACTTTCATTCTATTAATCATTACTAAAGAAGGTAAAGCAACGTCTGCCGTACCATTTAAGGTAACTGTTGTAGTTGCTTCTGCTGTGTCCCAGTCTGGTAAATAGTCTACCTTAACTGTGATAGCACCGCTTCCTCCCGTATCATCATTAGCACTACTAGAGGTTAATTGATGTACTCTAGCCTGTGTAGGTGGAGTCCAAATGTCAGTTGAAGTTGAACCGTCAGCACCATCCCAAATGTCGGTAGGAACACCACTATCTGCGTCTGTTGTTTCGCCAAACTTGTTGACGGTTTTGTATCCATCGATCAAGTCTAGTGATACCTGTAATCCAAAATCTTTTGTCCCTATGTATGCCATATTATATTATTATAAATTCTGTACCACCGCAGTACATTACTGGTATCTCGTCATTGTCACCAGAGTAAGTAACTGAGCTACTACCGTCAATAGTTCCACCTGTTGCGGCTATTATTATGTTATTAGCAGCGTCTTCTTTTTTAAAGTACCATATTTGACCTTCTGTATAAGTAACAAAAGCAAGGTCGTAAGTCATTGTTATATCTCCACCGCTTGAGTCTATCTTATAAGCTTTAACATCTACTTCTACTGTTTGACTTGCGCTTATATCTTCTACTGCTGAAGGTGCTGAGATACTCCCTGCATCTACTTTAACCCCATCAATATAAGTCACATCTGATTCTTCAATAGTTAATCCGCTTGTGTTTATTAGTACTATATTCTTTTGTCCTGCGTCTATTGTGTTGTTGTCTCCGTGTATCTTAACATTCTCTACTTCACTAAATACTCTATTATCATCTCCATAGATTTCAATGTAATAAGAGTCTGCTGCTATTTCGTTGTTATTCCCTTCTATTACTTGTCCTTTACCTGTTCCTCCGTTACCGTCTGGTAATGTTCCACCGCCACCTTTTCCAGGATTGTCTTCAGAGTCATCTAAACCACCGCCACCTACACCTGTTGCTACTTCATCGCCTGCACCGTCAACTCCTGGGTATCTAGGTTCAAACAGTTCAACAGTCGCTAAATAAAGAAACTCGCATTTAGTTAAACCTTCTCCAGTAGGATTGTAACCGTTAACTTTATTAAGTCTAAAGTATGCGTTTTCAAAGAAGTACAACTTAGCAAAATCCCATGTTTTAAAGTCTGTTGGTGACATATTAACATAAGCAGTAACTATCTTACTATTCTTACTCGTGTAAGCGTTTAACATATTCAAATGATACTTATTAACTAGGTTGTTATTCGTTACTGTAATGTTTTGTATGTTGTCATCATAGTAAACTTCTTGAGTTAACCCGAAGTTAATATCTTCTGTTGCGTTAAAAGGGTCGTCATAATGTCCTGCATAAGGGTAGGTTGTGTGGACTGTTGGAGTAGGTATATTATAAACAGGGTAGTAGATATGATTCCAAGTATTAAAGGAGGTTTTTAACCCACCATAGTAAAGAATACGAATATTAAAATCTGTTTCTTTCGGTTGTCCGTTGTCATCTACTTGAATAATTGTAGGGATAACTCTATCACTTAAAGGAGGTGCTACACATGGAGTAGGTGAAAAGATTATCTCTGTTTTCTTACTACCTCTTACAAAATCATTAGTCGTGTTAATCTCTCGCTCTCCATAGACTTGATCCCATTGGCTAGTATATTTTTCATTATAATAGTCTTTATCTGGCTTGTAAGTATAAAGAAAATCAACCGCATCTAGTTTACCCATTGGAGTAATAGTAAGCGGTTTGTCTTGTGCTATCTTATCTTGAATGTCAATTATATCTGTTCCTAAAAATGAATCTCTAGGCTCTATTAATAAGTTCTTTTGATTGTCTGGGTCTACATCAATCCATAAATTAAACATCTTTACAATAGACATAAAGAAGTCTTTTTGCTTAATCTTCTTAGGTATGCACTTAGATATTTTAAGCAGTGATCCATAGGCAGGGTAATTGTTAACCGCCTTAGTAAAAAACTTAGAAGCGGTTGTTAGTCCTAGTGTAGCATTACCACCACTATAAGCTGAGCCACTGTAAAACATTTGGTTATCTATATTGTTTAATCCTCTGTATCTTGCTTTAATTCTTACGTCTACTGTATCGGTAGCATTTAAACTAAGATTTTGAAAAGAACATAGATACTTATTTGGTGGGTTGGCTTGTCTTGGGTTGTTAACTGCTGAAGCAGGATTAGTAACAGAACTAAAAGAGCCTGCATTAGTTATGTATTCTGGGCTTGAATCGTTGCCTGCTGTAGTTGGTGACACCGTTGTACTTCTCGCTCCTATACTGTATGTAGTTGGATAGTCGTCATAAGTAACGTAAAACGGTATTGATTGAACAACTGCACCGTTTACAAATATCTCAGCTCTACCCTCAATGTCTGAAGTACATACTACATTCCCTCCCGAATCTGGCGTAAAGGTTGCTATTAATCCTATAACCGCATTAACATTATAAACACCTGTATTGACTACTGTGAAAACTCCCGTTGCAGGGTCATAGTTAGCTCCAGGATCGGCTACCTCATTTGAGAATCTAACAACTCCCAAACTACCAAAAGAACCCTTGTTAAGGTTTGCAGAAGTTGCTGAACCTGTATTAAAGAATATAGAGGTATCTGCTTCGAATTCTCTATCGTCTATTTCATCTGAATCTAATTGAAAGTTAGAAGGGCTTGAAGGTATTATAAGACTTTTAAAATATGTTGAATCTAAAAAAGTAGATGTCCATGTAAACCCTGCCGCTTCAAAGATAGCGTTCATGTATTCTCTTGTATAGATAGCAACTCCCATCTTATCAAAAGGAAAGTCTGTTAAGTTAGTTGTTAAACCGTAATCAATTAAAGGATAAACATAACCAGTACCTAATGCAAAGGGAATAAACGCAGAGGCGTCATTATCCCAGACTTGAGTAGCCCATGAATCCTCTTGTACTGATATATCGTAAGGGTGATTCCATCTATCTAATACGTCTACCATAGCAGTAGAGTCTAGATAATCCTCACCCATCTCTCTAAAGATATTAGCAATACTTCCAAACATTACAATGTTATAGACTAACTCATTGTTATTAGTTTGGGTAATAGATTTAAGTTGACAATACCCTTCTATTATAGGCTCACCATCTACAATGTAGGTGCAATCTATTTTAATCGTAGGGTTAAAGGTTATATCCTGTAAAGAACTGTTTGTGTACTCTTGTAAGTTTAATTCATAGATAGCAGTAAACACTTTCTGGGCTTCCTTAGAGTTAGGGATAGATGTTGTCTTAGAATATGTAGCCTTTCGTTTGTCTGGCTCTGCTATATCCGCTATTGATTTAGTGATAGAAGCGTTAATACTTTTACTAAGTGGAATATATTTATTATCAATATAAAGTTGTTCTCTTGCCAATTTTTTATTATATTTGTTTTAACTTTAAAAAGTTGAGAGTGTGTTCGGACTCCCGAGGAGCTTTGAGGAACTTAATGTTAACCGTTATTAACAGCTCTCTTTTTTTATCTTCTCTGTCTAGTGTTTTGTAATGCTAATTCTACATCTATCTCTAATTGAAATACTTTATCAATCTCTGTTAGTTTCTGAGTCCATTTATTTGTCATTATCTTAACAGGGTAGAATAAAGTAGTTCCTTCGCTGTCTGTTGTTTCCCATAATACATTCGGAGATTCAACCAACTCTTCTAACCATACCAACTCTTCATCTGTTAAGTATTCACTTCTTAATTTAATTTTTTCGTTTGTTCTAACGTAATAATCTAAGCTACCTATGTTCTCATGTGAGTAAGTTATCCCACCGCTTGCCACAACTGTTTTAGCTCTTGTGTAACTCTTCCTCTTAGTAGTTGAACTCTTCTGACTTCTTGCTGTAAAGTTGTAACTATCAAAACCTCCTAATCTGTTTAAGAAGTGTAGCCTATAGGTTGTATATCTGCAATCGTCTTGAAGTGTAAAGGTTAGTAGTTCGGTTACTGCTGTTGGTGTAGCCTCAAATACTTGAACCGTATAAGTAGCAACAGAACTAGTTATAACTGGCTGCGCTCCACTTGCTAAAGCTGCTATATTGTTTATACTCTGGGGGCTTGATGCCACGCTCTTGACCTTTCCTGGAGTTAATGAGCTTGAGCCGTTGTTAGCCGTAGCCGTCTGTATTAAAGCTCCTGTGCTATCGTAAGTCTTATACTCTACATAATCTATATCTGCTACAGTATCGGTCATTAAGTAAGTCCATCCAAGATCGGTTAATTTAACTTTAGGAGTTTTATATGCTGTTAGAAATTCGTTATTTGAACCTCCTGCCGTGTTGCATATCCAAGTAGAAAAAGAAAACAATGTGTTTCTTTGTGTTATCCAATCATGTTCTTTAAATGAAGCATCCCAACAATACTTAGTGTTACCTGTTGTTAAGTCTTTAAAATCTGTTATAGTGCCTGCTACATCATACTGTTCACCATACTCTATATGGTACTCTAATATCATAGGGCTTAACCCTTGTGTAAATGGTGCGGTTGAATCGTATGGGTTTATTTGTTCTGTTATAAATCCCTGTAACACTCTGCTAAACTCTTGGATTCCATAATCTAATGTAGGTTCTGGTGTAACGTAATAAGTAAACGTTCCGTAAAGTGCTGTAACTATCTCGAAGATATACTTAAAATCTGTTTGCCCTGTGTTGGTACTGTCTGCCATTACTTCCAACTTATTATAAACTGGCATATATGTAGTTACGTCTTGTTTTATTGTTATTGCCATTATGTCTGTGCTAATACTTGTACTAATTCTAATTCTATTCCTTTTGCTCCTGCTTTCTCTAGCTTAGTTGTAAGCTCATCTAAAAGACTTTGGTTAACTACATCACTATAAAAGTGGGTAGGCTTAATTCCTTGTCTAAAGATTGATTCTCTAAGAGCGTACATATTTAAACCGTTGGCTGCTGAGTACTGTCTAAGACTTGAACCATTAATGGCAGATTGATTTAAAGGTGGTTTCTTTGTGCTATATTTAAACCTACTACCTTGTCCCTTATTAACAAATAAAGAACCCTTCTTAGAATACTCTGTATCTGTCTTGTGTACTCCACCTACTCCCTGTACACCCTCGTCTAAAAACGTTCCGTAATCCTCCATTAATAACTCAAAGGTGTAAACGTTGTTTTGAAAGTCAACATCAAATACTATAGACTGTTCTAAGTTCTTTGGTGTTATTCCGTGTACTTTATTCCTTAGTGATTCTCTTAAAGCGTGTTGTAGTTTATTGCCAAAGTTTTGTAATACTCCGCTTACCGAATCATCACCTACATTCTCTAACTCTGAATCTAAAAAGCCCACTATCTCTTATTTAATAATTGTTGTCTTTGTTTCTCTTCTTGTTTATCCTTGTAATACTGGCACTGTCCTAAAAACTCTATAACGTTCATTCTCTCAAAATACTTCCAAGTCTCAGGCTTTCCTCCGCTCATAGCGTCTAGTATTACAATCCATCCATATCTTCCCTCAAGTCCGTTGCTAGGTCGTTGGTCATCTTCGTCATCTCCTTCATCTTTTGCAGCGAATAATCCTCTAAAGCTACTATTAAGCTTTTCGAGAGTGTCGAAAAAAAAACCGATACAGGGTTAGCTATATCAAGTGTTAACTGTTTAAAATCGTTTATCCGTTCTTCTACCTCATGCGCTTCGAACTCGTATTCCTTATAGCCTATAAAAGGGAACTTCTTTCTAAATCCGAACTTGATCGGCTTACAAATGTTATACATTACTTGGTGTAAGTTCTTCATAGTGCCACGCTTTGCGCTATTCATTACGCTAATATATCTTTGACCGTCTAACTGTCTTGCATCTAAAATAACTTTATACTGCACTCCGTTTAATTTGAATGTAGTAGATAGTCTTTGTGGCATCTCAGTTTTAAGTAGCTTCTCTATATCTATTGAAACGCTTGTAGGAAGTTTCAAAGCTTCTTCTACTTCTAATCCTGTTAGGTAACAAACTCTCTTAATATTAAGATTGAATTTGTCTAGCTCTGTTTTAGGTTCTTCTTTAGTAGTTGCTTGAAGGTTAACAAACTGCTCTATTGTTATCTTATCCCACTTTTTAGGTATCATTATATTATAAACGTTTAATTAAATTATTTGTTATTGACTAGATAATAGTGTATTTACCTGTCTTTTTATTGTTAAGTTTATTAAGTGCTACATATCTAATACCGTCTATTAAGTGATTAAGAAAGTCTACAGGCTCATTAACAGGTTGGTTAGTCTTTCGGTCTACCTTCCATTTATAACTCTTAAACTCTTTTACTAGGTTAGTGCCTATTAGATTAAGCTTGTATCTTTTAAGAATGTCTATACCTGCTTTAATTGAATCTTTACCCTTAACACTTGGCTCAATCTTCATACCTAGCCTTCTAAGTTCTTCTATACTCTTAGGTTCTGCTGAATCACCTACATATTTATTATCCTTTTCTAAAGCGTTGTAAATATCTGGATTGGTTAAACCCGTTTGATAAAGCTGTTCTATTATAAATAACTCACCGTCTGAACGGTAAATATCTGCACTTGCTGTAGGGTCGTTAGTAAATCCAAAGTCTAAAGAGCTTCCTATGTAATCTGCCCCCTCTGGTATCTGCTTTGCTTCTGTCCAGTTTCTAAACACTAAGCCCTCAATCTTTCCTGTCATTCCTCTAGCATAAACGTTGTATAATTCCTCGTCTATGTCTTTTAAGGCTTCTATCTTGTCTCTAATCTTCTGAGATAGGAAAGGGTTATGTTCGTGCCAAGATCGGATAAACTTAACGTTTGGTTTTCCTATGTACTCATGGATATAAAACTCTTCGTTTGGATTGTAATCTACCCAGCTTCTAATTCTAGTTCTTAGATGTATTTCATCAAATATAGGTTTTGGTATTCCGTTTATCTCATTGAAGAAAGTATAATCTCTTTTACCTGACTTAGCATCTTGATAATCATTGAAGGATTTAAACTGCATACTAGAACCGCTATGGAACTCATAAAGCCTATCCGTCTTATTGTAGCTCTTGATTGTTGTTTGTAAGTCTGGTGAACTATCAACTATACTTTGAGCGTCTGTGATAGCTCCTACTTTTAAATTGGGTATTGATTGACCTACTACTAAGATATTAACTGATTCATTTGAAATAGCAATAGTAAACAGCATCTGCATTATGCTATAAGTCTTTCCGCTACTTGTTCCTCCCTGATTTATTACAAGGTCTTCTGTAGCGTTTAGATTAGCTGTGTATAGTTCTGAGGTTGTAAACAATTACTCTTTATCTTCTAGTGGCGGTGTGCCTGTTATTGTTTTTGTTTCTACTTGTGTTACCACCGTGTTACTATTAACTGTACTCTCATCTGTATAGCCTCCCCAGTTCTTTAACCAGAATTTA